AGTAGCGGATCGTGCCGTTGAATGTGCGCTTGGTCACCGTGTAGATGCTGTTGACATCCACGCCCACGTCGATGAACTGGCCATCGGTGGTGAACTCAGAGGGGCTGGTGATGCTCTGCGCACGCATCATCGAGAACACCGCCATGCTGCCATCGTCCGTGTTGGTCATCAGCAGCAGGTCGGCCTCTTCGGTGTTTGAAGCCCTGCGCAGGCCAACACGCTGCGGGTTCTTCATCAGGTGCCCAGACAGCAGCGAGATGCGCTGCGTGATGTAGGTGGCCTGCGTGTCGGTAAACACAAACTCGTTGAGCGACTTGCCCTGGCGCTGGATGTAGACCGAGCCAGACTCCACCGACTGCACGCGAGTGCCCGGCTTGATGCCGTTGCGGCTCACGTTCTTGAAAGTGAATGTCAGGGGCGTGATCGGGTCAGTGCCAGGCTGCGGCACGAAGAACTCGCCGCCCGTGGTGAACACTTGGAAGTCGCGGGCACTGATGATGTCCGTGATGACGTTCAGGTCGTTGGTGTCCAGCGTTGCCTCGACAGCGTCATCGTCCAGCGACTCGCTTGGCACGAAGTCGAAGAACAGGCCGATCTTGCTGCCCCAGATGGTAGACGGGCGCGACTTGGAGCCGCCAAAGTACAGGCGACCCTCATGGAAGGTGACGGTGCGCGGCCAGCCTTTGGTGCTTGACCATGCCGCCTCGTACCCACTCTCAAGCTCCCAGCTGCCCTGCGGAATGTTGCTGGTATTAAAGAACGGATATTCGGTTATGGCGCGAACAGTTGTTCCGCTGTCCACTGCGACGATTTTAGCTCGGCCTTGCGGGACTGCGTTGATGTACTGTCCGACATGCGCGGAGGTAAAAAAGCTGTTTTGCGATGTTAGGGTGACGTTTCCAGAGACAGCGCTGGGCGTCAGATGGCCCGATGTCGGCGTTGTGATAGTCAGCGTAAAAGCATATGTGGGGATGCTGTCAAATGTCACCGTTGTGGCGGTCCATGCCGAGTCAGTGGTGCGTGTGATGCGCAGCGGCTGCAAGTCTGGATGCACCACGATCAGCGTGTCAGCCGACTGCGTCCAGCACATGTCGTCCACCATGTCGCTGGTCACACTGGCGATGGCCAGGTAGTTGTTGCCAGAGCCGTTGATGTTGGCCACCACAGCGCCGTTCTTGATGACGTACATGCGCTGGTGCGTGAAGCACAGCATGTAGCTGTCGGACACCGAAAACTGGAAGGACACCAGGCGCACGCCGTTGCCCGCGCTGGGGGTGCTGCTGTTTGGCAGCTCAAGGATGTGCTTGGTGCCTGGGCGGCGGCGCAGGCCACCCTGTGGCTGGATCAGGACGTTGGTCGCTTTAGCCAGAGCATTGTTGTACTGGTCGAGGTCAACACGCGAACGCAGCAGCGGGTCGAGTTCGCCCGTGCTGAAGTTGGTCATGATGCTGGTGAATCGCGCCATCGTCAGTTCCTCACAGCAATCAGGCTGTAGTCCTCAATGACACGGGTCGGCTGGCTTTGACCGTCAATGTTGGCCGCTGTGCGGAAGTAGCCGCCGCGACCGTTCTCGTTGCCGCCACCGACAGCGATGCCTTGCCAGTATTGGGCCTTGTCCATCTGTTCGGTGATGGGCATGGCCAGGTGCCATGACATGTGATATTTGAGCAGCTGCACGAAGTACTGCGGCATGGCGAACTCGGGCGTCTGGTACTGGTAGTCGATGAAGACTTCGTCCAGGTTGGTCAGCAGCTTGTCGCCCTGGATCTCCCAATCCTTCTGGACTGGCGAGCCGGGGTTGGCGCGGTTGTACACAGCGCGGGGGTTGCCAAGACGGTCACCAGGCAGCTGGTACTCATACCGCCACACAGAGCCTGGGATAGTCACCAAGCGGGCCAGCTTGACCTTTTTGAGCGTAAAGCTCCATGGGTATTGAACCAGCAGGGCGTCACGAATATCGGGGTACAGACGGTCGCAGGTGCTGGACTCATCCGTGCCATCGTTGAACGATGAGATGGCCTTCGCGCCCAACATGATGAGCGCGTCAGAGCAGATTGAAATACCAGAATCACCAGCAGCCATTTGAACCTCTCAATGTGAGAAAGGCCAGCCCCCGAAGAATCAGTGGCTGGCCCATTCTGTCGAACTACCGATTAATCGGTATCGGTGGCGCTGATGGTTGTACCGTCAGCGATGTCGACCACGCCAGCCGCAGACACAGCGTTCACATAAGTGATCACCAGGCTGGGGGTAGTGGAGTCGTACACGAAGATCACATCACCGACAGTCAGCAGACTGGCGATGCTGTTGAAGTAACCAACGGTGTTGACCGTTGCTTGCGTGTCGGCTGTCTTGTACAAGAACAAGCCGGGTGCGTTGCCGCGCTTTGATTGACCGATGGCGGTCAAGCCAGTGGATGCAAAAGCCATTATCTTTCTCCTTCAGTTAGATCAAGATTCGCGGCAAGTGATGGACACGATGCCTTCAGCGTCGATGGCGGTTGCGCCTGCGCTGAATACTTCGTTCACCAACCAGCTGGTCTTCTCGGGGATGTAGTTGATCTCGGTGCGCATGCCGATGCCTTCACCGTAGCCAATGGCTTGTGAGTGGAAAGCGAAGCAAGTGCGGTCCAAGGAACCGTCGATGGCCAGGCCACCTTCGGAGCGATCACCCAAGACATGGAACTGGAAGCCCAAGAACGTGTTGATCTCGCCCTGCACCAACGCCTTGACGGTGTTGAAGTCGGAAGAGGTCACAGCGGTCTCAGACAACAGCGAGGAGAGGCCGTTGGCGTGAACGATCAAGTGACGGCCATCAAATGGCACGTTGCCCTTGTCCAGCAAACGCTTGGCTTCACGCAGTTTGGCCACGTTCAAGTTGGTTGTCGTACCGCCGATGCCGTTGGCAACGGTGAGGCTGGTTCCGGAAGCGGCGAGCGCGTCCAAGATCAGCTGGTCTTGACGGCGACCCATAGCGGCGGCAACCACTTGCACCAATTCTTGGCGCTCGTCGAAGTTGACTTTGGCCTGGCTGAAGATGTCGCTGTATTCAGCGGCATTCCAGTCTTGCAGAGTCAACGTGACGGTGTTGAAGCCCACGTTCAGGGGAGTTACATCGGTTTGAGCAACTCGAGGAGTGGCAACGCCACGGCCCACTTTGGGGAATTTGACAGTAGAGCCTTCGACACCTCGACGCGCACGAACAGCGCCCACCAGCATTGCTTTGCCTTGGTAGGCCTGTTTGACTTCAGCGTCAAAGAGCGTCACAAAGGCGTTAGAGAGAGAAACGCTCATTTGATTACCTCATTTGGTTGATTGAAAAAACAGGTTTGTCGCTGCGGTAAGCCAGAAGCCTGGGCCGTTAGCTTGCTGTTTGCGTCAGCCACTCGTCAGCATCCGCTGCGGTCAGGGTCGGTTGCCCGATATGCCTTGGACAGATTGTAGGGGAGTTTGTACAAAACGCAACAGGGTGGCGTTTGGACAAAAAAATGCCCCACCAAAGTGGGGCAAAGGTCAGCTTCCCAACCCTGGAGAAAACTCAGCGAATCGTCGCGCTGAACAGCTTCTCGACCTTCTGGCGATAGGCTGCATCGGATTTGTAGCGGGGGTCGGCCACCATCTGGTAGAGGTCGTCCTTGCTCGGCGCGTTCTCATTGGGTGCGGTCTCGATTGGAATGCGGCCTTCATAGGACTCGCGCACCTTCATCAGCGCACGCAGGCCGTTGGCGGTGCCGCCCATGACCTTGAACTCCTCAAAATCATCAGCGCCCCAGATGCCTTTTTGAACTAGGCCACGCGCCCAATTCACCATGCCGTCCACCACGGCGTTGCCGTTGGGGCCGAGCTTTTTCATCTCCTCGGCGGGGTCAATCGCCTGGCTGGCCATGACGTCCTCGGCCTGCGAGCGGATCTTGCCCGCCAGGTCATCAAACTGAGCCTGAGACAGGCCGTTATCAGCCGCCCAGCTCACCAAAGTGTTGGCGATGGGATGCTCTTCGGCGGTCGCACCAAATGAGGTGGTGTCGTACTTGCCGCCCTCTGGGGCCTTGTGCTTGCCCTGCGAGATGGTCTTGCGCAGGTCAGACCAGCTCTTGGCCAGGCCCTCGTAGTTGGCCTCGCCCTTCTCGTTGTCCCAGAAGTTGTCGGGCAGATAATCTGGCTTGGCCTTGGCCGTGCCGGGGATGTCACCTGGCGCAGCAGTGGTGGCTGATGGACCGGCTTTGTGGTCGATCTCCGCAGCCTGCGGATTGGTGGTGGTTGTGTCGTCAGCGGCACTCACGTTGTCCAATAGGCCAGTGTTGCCACCGGGTTGGTCTTGTGTGTCTGTCATAGCTTCCTTGCTTGGGTTATGCGTGCCTCGATTTCCCGGACCACGGTTCGCTGCCCTTCGGCAAAGAACGCATGGGACGGGTCAGTGCCCGGCACAGCGATGGGCACATTCACATAGACATCGCGCAGCCACTGCAGCAGCTTCTGGCCGTCCTCGGTGCCGAACACCCGCAGGTTCAGCCGCGCCAGGTCGTCGCGCTGCTGGTTGGCCTCGCGGATGTCGGGGGTCTGCATCTGGTCTAAGTCGTCCCAGCCAGCCATCACATCGCTCCTTGAGCCATGGCTTCAGGCGGCATCGCGCCTGCCTGCATGGCCTGGGCCTGCGCCACAGCCATCGTGGCCTGCTGGGCCTGCATCTCTTCCATGAGGACGGCACGCTCGGCCTGGGTGTTGCGCACAGAGGCGGGCACGCCCAGCTTGTCGCCGATGAAGTCCACAGCCGCATCGGTCTTGATGGCCAGCTGGCCGTCAGTGCCGAAGCCGCCAGAGTTCATGAGCTGCATGTACTGCATGATCGCGTTGACCTCTTCCATGTTCTGAGCCATGGCCAGAGGCGCGACCGGGGTCACTTTGACCTCGAGGCCGTTCACGCGCAGGGGCATGTCGATCAGGCCCTTCTCGTCCATCACCTCGAGGATCTTGGCGACCAGCGGGATCATGGTCTCGTTGATCAGGCGACCGAAGGCCGAACCCAGGTTCTGGGCCAGCTCCTTCATGCGCTCCACGATCTCGGTGGCCGAGCGGGCGCTCATGTTGTCGGGCGGCAGCGACTCGTCCAGCAAGATGCGCTTGATGTTCTGCACCAGGTCGTTGATGACCAGCTGGGTGACGTTGAAGTCGCCAGAGCGGGGCAGGGCCTGCAGCGCGGGGCCTTGTGGGCCACCGTTGCGGGCCACGGGGATGATGGCCCCCGGCACGATTCGCACGGTGTTGGGGTTCAGCACGCCGTCATCTGCGGCTGTATATACGCCAGAGACCGCCAGGCTGGCGTTCTTGAGCAGCAGCTCCTTGGTCTTGTTCAGCGTCTTGATGTCGGGCAGGGCCGTCATCAGTGGGCCGCGACCGTAGATCTCACCGGCCACTTTCATGTAGCGCGAGATCACCCAGGGCGAAGACTTGCGGCGGCGGTAGACGATCTCGACTTTGCTGATCTTGTCGATAACGTGGTAGCAGTAGTCGCCACGCTTTTGGTCGAAGATCGTGGCCTCGAGCAGCTCGACATCCTCGGTCGGCTTGTCGTCAATGCGGCGCTGCAGCTCTGTCGGGATCTCGGCGTCAGGCCACTGGCGGGCGATGGACTCGCCCTTCATGCGCATGCGGCGGTAGACGTTGTCCACCTGGCCGTTCGCGCCTTCCTCGTAGCTCACCAAGAACAGCGGCACGGGCACGAAGTTGATCGGCTGCACATCGTCGCCGGGCTGCACCATCATGCAGGCAGTGCCCACGGCCATGTCGAGCAGGAACTCGCCGATGGCGATGTCGAAGTTGGACTGCTTCAGCACCGCGAACATCTGGTCGCGGTAGACATCCAGCACAGCCTGCGCAGCGCCCTTGCGGTCGGCAGGAATTGAAGTGCCAGCGTCCAACGTACACCACTTGCTCTGGGGCGGGAACACCACCGACTGCAGACGGTTGGCGAAGCGCTGGGTCGAGTTGATGGCGGTCGAGTCGAAGACCCGCTGCATCTTCTTGGAGCCAATGCTGCCACCCTCCCACACGCCATAGAGCTGGCGCTGGGGCAGGGCGAACTCGTAGGCGTCCTGGTAGAGCTGCTGGAACTCGTCCTTCTTGGTCTGCGCCAGCTGCTGGCGCTTCATGATCTGCTCGGGCGTCAGACGCATGCCGCCCGGTGCCTTTTTGTCGTAATCCATTTACTCGTCCTTCACATTTTTCAGCATGGGGCGTTTCATTGTGCGGGTCTTCGCCGCCTGCTTGAACGCCTTGTCGGTCGGCGCACCAGTCGATCCCGGCTTGCGCATCCTCTCGCCGCTGCCGTCTTTGATGCGCTCACGCTTGGCGTGGATGTTTTCGTACAGTCCTGACATGTTCATGCTCCTTGCAGCAGTGATCGGCCACGCCCACGTTGCGCGGCGTTCATGCGCGATGATTTGCGCTCGCCTACCTCGCGGGTCATGTCCGACTGCAGCTGGCTTCGCTTGGCAGTAAAAGGAGATTCATCGAATTTCTCAATTACTGGAGCGACCGGCGCTGCTTCCGTGAAAGCGCTCGGAGCGGCTGGCGCTTGCTCGGTGAATGTCTCGGTAAATGGCTTTTCAAACTTGTAAACCACTTCGCGCTTCTTCTTGTCGGTCAACGCAGTGCCGATTTCAAAGTAACCCGCGCCACTTGGTACGTCGACGCCCTGTCTTCTCAAATATGAGTAGATGTATTCGCCAGTATCAAGGTTCACTGGGCCATATAGCTTTCTGCCGGTCCCAGGCTCAATGTATGAGCCGTCACCAATCCGAACATTGAATGCAGTCGGGTTGCTTGCGTAGTTCTGAGCCTTCTGGTTGAACTGATCGAGTCGCGTGCTGTACCCGGCAAAGGCATCATTAAATGACGCAACCTGTCCCTGGTACGCAGACAGCTTGCTGTCGTACTGGCTGACCGCCTGCTCAAATGGGGCCATCTTGTCAGCCGCCATCTTTTTGTACTCGCTGAACTTGGTCTCATACTCGCCAGTGATGTCCTCGATCTGGTCCTGGTAGTTCTTCGCCAAGCGAGACAGTTCAGTGCCGCCAGCCCTTCTGGCAAGCCTGCGCTGCATAAAGGTTGGTTGCGGCCCGGCCATTACTGCAACATCCCCGAACCACCGCCCAGAGACATCGGCACGCCCAGCTCGGCGTCCATGCGCTGCTGCGACAACAGCGAGCGGCGTCCGCCACGGGTGCGGGCTTTGAGCGCAGAGGCCTCGGCGGCAGCTGCCTTGCGGCGCTCCGCATCAGACTCGGCCTGGATCTCTTTGGCCTTCTGCTCCATCGCCAGCTTGTTCTCGGAGTACTGCAGCTGCTGCGCCTCAAACGATTGTCTGGCGGTCTGCGCCTGCTGCTGCAAAGATGCACCCTGCTGGCGGTAAGCCTCGGTCTGCTTCTGCACCTCAAGGCGCATCGCCTCTGAATCTTTTTGCTGCTGCGCGAGCGCTTGGCTCTGCTGCGCCTCTGCCGACTTGCGTGCCTTGCGTGCTTCGCTGGCCGAGTAACCGCCAGCCAACAAAACTGCCCCTGCAATGAAATAAGCCATTATTCCAACTCCTTTAAATTTGCCACTGCCATGCCGAGTTCTGCGTACTCGAGCGCCACGAACATTTCCTCCAACTTTGAGATGTCGGTCTCGTTCGTTGGGTTGGGGTGAATCGTTGTCCAGATCGCGTCCTCATGCGTCAGCACCACCCGCTTGGTTCCTGGCTCGGAGATGAAACTGGCCGGGGCCATATGCGTTTCAAGTCCAAACTCGGTGTAGCAGGTGATGCTCCCCTGGCTGATGATGTTGAGATGCCGATGCCGGTGGATCTTGCCCACCACCACCGTGCCGCCTGGCAGGTGAATCTCGCGGGCATAAATGCCAGGAGCCAGCCAGTGTTTGAGCGGCGGCGACTCATCCATGCGCTCGTCATCAGGCAAGCCCTGACACGCACGCTGAATGGCCATGATCTTGGCCCGCGCCACAGGTGCAGGCAGATTCGCGCTCGGCAATTCAATCAACTCAGCACTCATGCAATGGATTCTATTGGTGATTGGACACGGGTCAACACGGCAATATCAAAGTGCTATCAGCTGAAGATGTCGAAGTCGGTGTTGGCCATGGTTTGCGCCTGGGGCCTGCCGCCCAGCTGGTGGCCACGGGTCATCCGGTTGTACTCGCCGCCGCCCAGCATCAGGTAGCCGAACGAATCGCCGATGTGCGAGTGTTCGTTCTTGTTGGGCGCGTCCCGAAAGCGCTCTTGGCCAGCGCCGACCGCCACCCGCTTGAAGTGGTAGCCCCCGCCCAGCGCTTTTCGCAGCAGCTTGCACTCGCGGTTGACGATAAGTCCGGGTTTACCCTGTATCAGGCGCTGCATCGGGGCAGCTGACGCCTCGCGGCGCACCTTGAAGTCGTTGGACGCAGTCGGCTGCGCACGCAGGCCCAGGGTTCGCAG